AAATTTTTTGCTTTTACCCGTTGTTAAGTTATCTAATAAAGCTTTAATGTTTATCATAGCTTCATCTCTATTTCCAGGAACTGTTAAACGATAAGCTACTGCCGTATCATAATCTACTGACTCGCTTACACCTTCTTTAGCTATACCGCCTTTAAGAATAGTCATAATAGCTAAGAAAGCATCATCAATACTGTAGTCATAATATTTAGCTATACTTTTAACGAACTGCTCTACTTTTTTTCTTAGTTCAGGATTAATACTACCTCCTGTTACAAACATATCTGCTTCGGATATTTTTGGCACTTTACCTTCTTCACTAGCCATTTTCATGATACGATTAAATAAATCATGATTTTTATCATCCCATGTATTTTCTGGCTTCTTAGATAAAAAGAAGTCAGGCCCCATTAACTGAGCTATAATTTTATGTTTTGGAGTGGTATTAGTTTGTTCTGATATTACTTCTTTAATGATTTCTCCAATCATTTTAGTTAGCTCTGATTTTTTCATAGTATTAGTTTTACCTTCATTAGCATTTGCATATAATGCTTTTAGTTGAGCCTCTGCTTTTTTATGAGACATTGGTTCTTTTGAAAATGCTTTAGATGTTCCTTTTTTGAACACTTTATATCCTTCTCCGGATTTTTTTATTTCGTATGGCATATTAATTATTTTTATGTTTATTTTTATTACCAGGCGCGGCAGCTCCAGTAACGTGCACTAGTCCTGTCTTTTGCAGTATCACATTTATGACGTGCTCTGAATGATTTTCTTCTCGCAGGAATGTTTTTCTTTATTCTCATGTTAGGATCGCCAAAGTTTACTTTAACAACATTACCTTTATCGTTCTTAACATATACACTACGCTTTTTAGGGCCGCCTGGAGTTAAAAATGGCTTTCCTAATGATACCTTTCTTCCTTGATATTCAGCTTCTCCAATTATTGGATTGGCTTTAAGCTCTTGAAGAAATTTAATGGCACATGAATTGCACATTGTTTGCTCAGATTCCATTTCTTCTAAGCATTCTCTTATTAATGATTCAAGTAACAGTTTTTTCATCTTCCTTGGCCTCTATATGGTTTTTTATAATATTTTGATTTTTTATTATTGCTCGTTCTTTTTTTAGAAACAATACCCGAGCGCTTTTTCTTAGCTTTTTTATGAAACGCTTTAATATTAGTTGAAGATTTTTTATCTGGTTTCTTTGCCATTGATTTTTATAATAAATATCGTATGTACAAAAAAACAGCCCTATATTTTTTAGATATAGAGCTGCTCTTGTTAAGTTAGAATTTATGTTATAAATTAAGCAGGAAATTCAGCACCGGTTGGGGTTAGATTAAAGTTAATTACTATAAACTCCGCAGTTTTTGCCGGTTGTAAGTAAATATCACCTACTAATAAATTTCTGTCAATTACGGCAGGAGTATTATTAGTGTCATCCATTACAACTTTAAATGCATATAATCCTTGTCTTTGTTGGATTGATTCTAAGTAAGGATTAACGATGCTTAAGAATCTATTTCTTGTTGCTGCGGTATTTTGTTCAAATACTAAGTATCTAGAAGTAGATGCGATATATTTCTTAACAGTTATTAATAATCTTCTTACGTTGATTCTATCTAATGCACTAGGTTTTTGTTGTAAGGTTTTTTGACCCCATGCACAAATTCCTTGACTAGGGAAAGAAGCAATTGGATTTACTTGATTTTCATATAATGTATCACGCTCTGAATGATTTAATTTTGTTTCAATATTAATAGCATCTGTAATACCACCTCTATTTAAACCTGCAGGTGCATACCACTCTGCTGCTACTGAATCATTATAAGCTAATACTCCTGGCATTAATACGCTTGGCGGAACCCAAATAGGCTTATTAACAGAAGCATCTAATACTTGCATCCAAGGATAATATGTTGCAGCATAATTACTATCCATATTAGCTGTTTGATTTGCTGCTGTTGCAATACTATCTCCTTTAGCTGTATTATCAACGATTACAAATGTATCTTGACGTCCTTCTGCTGTTGATATCATATAATTTGCTACATATGGATGTAATCTTCTAATAACACCTGGAGCTAATAACATATTAATATCATATTCGTCTTGATTTGAAAGCATATCAAATGCATCTGTATATTTAATACTTCCGTTTGATGTTGCGGTTGATAAGTCATATCCGAATGAATTTGTAGCAGTAATATCACCACCGGCTAATTTAATTCTAGCAGGACTCATACCATCTGAACCACCTTGCATTGGAACTGTAAACTGAACGTTATTAGCAGTTGGGCCAGTAACACCAGTGATATCAACTCTTGCTTTTAAATCACCTGTATATGTAAATCCTGAATTAATTGGCATTACTAAATTATCAACAATAAAATCTGAATTAATTGCTGATACTTCAATTGATGCTGATGTAGGAATTGCTTTTAAATAATTAACATTATCTACTGCTCCAAAATCCCATCCTAAGAATCTATTAGATACATATGATTGATCAGAATCATTTTGAGATACTGTATAAGATGCAGGAGGCATATTAGCATTTGTAAATCCAATAAACGTTTGTTTTAGTTTTCTAAATCCTCTAGGAGATAAAGTTTCGCTTACAGCTTTTGAATCTACTGCAGGATCCATTTCTATTCTTACGTATTTAGAAACGTTATTGTAATTACCATACTCGACAACTTTATTTGTTGAAGTAACAAATTCTTTATACTTATCTCCAATTACACGAGCAATATATTGAGGACTATCTGGGTCTAAATTAACGCCTCTGTATTGTTCTAATATACTAGGTCTGTTATCAGTATCGCTATAGCTTCTAACTAATAAATCAAATGTAGAATAACTACCAGAGCTAAATTCTCTTAAGTTAGTAATGCTAATTTTAACATCTGTATTAGTATCATTACCGTCACTTAAATGATGAACTTTAAATAAGTTTTGTGTTGTTTTAACACTAAAACCATTAAGACCTGATGTAATCCATGGAGTAGAAGCATGATTATAATCAGGGAATGTTACATTATATGATGACGTTAAAACTGTTACTGTTGGTATAAATGATGCAGGTGTACTACTTCCAGAAACTACAGGGTATACTACTTTTGTAGGAGTTATTGTTCCTAAAAAAGGATAGCTAGTTGTATTAATGTTAAATGTAGTATTAGGATAAGCAAACCATACTATATCACTATGTAAATACATAGTAAATGTTCCTGAACTAGGATTATAAGTAGTTAATGTTGGAATATACTCATAATATGTTGAATTTAATATAATTGGATTGGATGTTGTTTCTAATCCAATATTTAAATATTGAGGAGAACCTGTTATAAAGTTAAACGACTCTATTGGCATTGCTGCTTTTATAGATGCTGTTGTTAACGTAGCTACAAATATTTCGCTATCTAATAACCAGTTTTGAGTAGCAGTAGGAGTAGATGACCATCCACTAGATGCTGTTAAAAAACTATTACCAGAACCAATAGAACTAGTTACTGAAAATGCGGTGGTATAGTTATTATTAGCTGTTCCTAATAAAGTAAAGGTACTTGAACCACTACTTACAGATACGCCATATCCATTTGCTATATTAGTACTAAAATCTTCAAACGTCACATATGAATAAATTCCATTATTATAACTTGTATTACTTATTTTAGTAGAATCTGGAGTGCTTCCAATTACTTTACTAATAAAGGTAGTGTTTTGACGATTGATAGATACGGTATAAGTTTTAGCAGTTAAATTACTTCCTGATGCTACTAATGTGAAGTTATTGGAAATATTACCGCTTATTGCTGTTGATGCTCTTAAGTCAAAATTAGCACTGGTATTGTTTTTTGCTGGATGTAATCCCGAAACAATTTGATATGTAATTGTTGACCCCGTTGAAGCAACTGCCACAGCAGCTAATTTATTTGTGTCTGTTGTAAATGTCCAACCGCCATTACCTAAAATACGAACTACCATAGCAGAACTAGCATTCTTAAGATAATTTTTGATTGCATAAGGTATGTAAGTTTGAGTTGAATCTTCGCCTCCAAACATTACTTGATAGTCTTGAAAGCTTGTTACCTGCATTGGTACTAAAGCTGGCCCTTTTAACGTAGGTCCTACGAAGGCTGCTCCTATCTGAGCTATACCAGCGGGAAGAAACGATAGGTCGTTCTCGTTGGTAAATACGCCTGGGCTAATAATTCTTTCTGTTGCCATTATTTGTTAAAGTTTATAAATTTTGTTGGTTTGTGTAGAGAGAATCTTTCTACAAATATAATTATAGTATCTTAAGATCAAACCTCCGAAATAAATTCACCTGACTCTAAATTTACAGTACCTAGACCATATTTTTTAGTAAATGCTTCCTGAACTTTAGATTCTTGCTCTTTTAATTCTAAAAACACGCCTCGTAATTTAGAAAGCTCATCATCCATACCAGATAATGCTAATGTTAAATTAATCTTCTCTAAGTGTATTTGACCTAGTTGAGCTGTTAATTCTAAATACTTGTTTTGAATGCTTTTTAATTCATCTAACTCTTCTTGTGTTAGTTTTTTTGTTGTTGTCATTTTATTGTTTTTCTATTAAGTTTTGTAATATAAATATATAAGCTTCTTCCGTTTCTATTTTTTCTAATACTGAAAATGGAATTGGTTTATATTGAAGTTCTTTTTCTTGAGTAAGTAAAGTACTAAATTCTTGTTGGAATTGCTCAAATTTAGGATTGATGATTTCTTTTTCAGTATCTATATAATATGGTATAATAATATTACCATCTGCATTAGGAGTGCCGTATGTTTTAATAAGCTCATCTCGTAAAGATTCGATAATAGGTTTAATTTCTTGAACTTGTTTATTAAGTTCTAATAGCCAAAATTTTGTTGATAATGAAATCTTTTCATTAAGCAGTTTTGTTAACTCTTCTTCTAGTACGAAGATGTTTGTAAGTTGAATTTTTAATGTTTCCATAACGTTATAACTTCTTATAATATAATAAATTAAAGTAGTAAGTCCTAATTAATTATTTAGTAATTAGAAGAACCGCTAGTGTTTTGAAGTTTTATAGGTTGCAACGGAATAGTTGTTTCATTAAAACTAACTACTACTTTATTAGCAGGTATTAATTTTTGAATTGTAGGTCTATTTCTTTCATCTTCATTAATTAAATAAGCTTTAGTAGTAAATTGAAATTTTGCTTTTACGAATCTATCACTTCCAATATCATTACTTAATTCAAATGACGGAGATGAAATCATTGTTGGAAATTTTTGAGTATCTCCAAACGCAGTACCATTAAAGAACATTATCTGTTCTACTAACTCATTCATTTGTTCTAAGAATTCTGTCCAACAAATTATATCGTATGTTATATGGATATATCTCGGAATATCCATTGCATAATATTCTTTAATAGGTTTAGTGTTTGTTAAAACATCAAAGGGAGTATATTTGTTTTTTGAAGAATATGTTCTTTCAAATATCCATTGATTTCCTTCATTCTTTAACACTTCATTCTTCATGTAATCTTGACGCTGTTCAAATCCAGTTCTGTTAAGAACAATTACAGGTGCCATGATCTTATCATTATTATCTCTTAAATATCCTTGAGTTTGAACTCCGCTCCATTTTTCTGGTGTAGCAAATAATACAGGTACTTTTTTAGTTCCTTGATTAGTGTTTATTTGAACTTGAATAACGTTCTCTAAATGCCATTTAATTGCAGCATCTACATCATACAATCCAATTTTAACTGCACGCAAATTTTCGTTGTTAGCAACTTGATTTACGCGAACATCCGGATTAATATTATCTCTGTATTGATTTTGTTTTTTTGTAATTTGCTTAGCCATTTAGTTAAATATTTAAAGGTAAATCATAATCTTGATTATTGATACCATAGTTTAAATCTAATAATTGAAGTTGCGATTCTCTTGTTTGATGAGCGTTACATACAAAAGATAAACTTCCTCCAAAATTATTTCCCTTTACCCATGTATCTGGATTTTTACCGGCAAAGTATTGATTTTCTGTAATATAATCAAGTTCATAATACTTATCGTCCCAATTAATAATATCACCAATTTCAGGTACAATATTTAACGTTAATGCTGTATCTCTTAAAATATAAAATTCAATTGGAACAACTGTATCTATACCAGGATCTGTTTGTATAGACTCTCCTGATGCCCTGCTAATATAAATAGGTGTTCTTACTGGTTGATAATATACTTTAGAAATTCCTTCTCCATATAAATTAACACGAGATTGATCTAAGACGAATTTATAATATCCGACTTCTGTATCTACTAGTTTATAAACAAGCTCTCTGTTAAATTTTGTTACTAAAGAATAATCACGAGCTGAACCAAATAATGACATTTTATTTTCTTTCTATTAATTGTATTGTATCTTCTCTTGCAATAAGACCGATTAGTCCATATACTTTATACTTACCAGTATCTCCTAATCCTTTTGTTGCCGTTTCTCTAATATCATTTAAAGAATCTAAAGGCGTTTCTTTATATGATAAAAACTTTATTTTTAATTGAGCATAATCATATAACTCATTACTTCGTTTCTCAATAAAATCAGAATGCTTTGGCTGTGCAGTAACAATATATGGTATTGCTCTTATTTCATCGTATGCATCTGATAATTTAGTTCTTTCCTTTTTTATTTTTACAATTGCCATACATTCGTAAAAATCTAAAGTTTCTTCTTTAAGTATAATTTTGTGTTTCATTTTACCCCACATAAATTTTTAATGGTATCTTATTTAATGTTGTTTGCACAGCATCATTCTCTGCTTGTTGCTTTTCAAGTTGAGCTTGACGCGATACTTTATCTAATGCTCCACGTAAATCAGTAACTAATGTAGTTTGGTTTTCACGTCCTTGAGTTACTAA